CCCATGCTTCGCCGCCTGCAGGTGCTTACAGAGGCCGACGTGATCGCGCTTGAGATGTTGTGCGACTCGGTGGCCGACTACCGCCATGCCCGCGAAAAGTGTGGCGACGACTTCGTGACCTACAGCAGCAAGGGCTCGCAGATGGTGAGTCAGTGGCTGGTGGCCAAGCAGATGAGCAGCAAGCGGGCCGAGGCCTTCATGGCCAAGTTCGGCATGGACCCGGTATCGCGCAGCCGCGTGATGATTGAACCGCAAGGCGACCTGTTCGGCGCCAAGGACCAAACCGGCACCGGGCGGTTCTTCCAATGACCGAGATCGCCGTCGCTGAACGTAAACCGACTGCCAGGCGTGGTCGACCCCCCAAGCCTCCCGCCAAGGTGGTCGACCGCGTGACCGACTTCGCTCAGCAGGTGCTGGGCGGGCAGATCATCGCCGGCCCACATGTACGCGCGGCTTGTGCCAGGCACATGCGTGATTTACAGGAAAGCCAGGCGCGCGGGCTGCGCTGGTCGCCAGAAATGGCGGCCGATCGCATCGCTTTCTTCGAGGAGGTGCTGTGCCTGAACGGTGGCGACTATGAAGGCCGCCCGTTCGTGCTGCTGCCCTGGCAGGCCTTCGTCGTCGGCAGCCTGCAAGGATGGCGCCGCGCCGACAGCGACACCCGGCGCTTCCGAGTCGCCTACGTCGAAACCGGCAAGGGCTCGGGCAAGTCTCCCCTGGCTGCGGGCCACGGCCTGGCCGGCTTGACGGCGGACGGTGAAAGCCGCGCTGAAATCTACGCCGCGGCCACCAAGAAGGATCAGGCCATGGTCCTGTTCCGAGACGCGGTGGCGATGTTCCAGCAGTCGCCCGAGCTGCGCATGCGGCTGACCCCATCCGGTGCGGGCGAGAACATCTGGAACCTGGGATACCGCGCCACCGGCTCGTTCTTCCGCTCGATCAGCGCGGACGATGGCCAGTCGGGGCCGCGCCCGCATGTCGCGCTGATCGACGAGGTGCACGAGCACAAGACCAGTACTGTGGTCGAGTTGATGCGCGCGGGCACCAAGTCTCGCAGGCAGGCCTTGATTTTCATGATCACCAACAGCGGCAGCGGCAAGAACAGCCCCTGCGGCATCTATCACGACTATGCCTGCCAGGTGGCTGGTGGCACCAAAGAGGACGATGGGTTTTTCAGCTTCGTCTGCGGCCTGGACGATGGCGACGAGCCCCTGCAGGACGAGACCTGCTGGCTCAAGGCAAACCCAAGCCTGCAGCACGCCAACCTGCCCGGTATGCAATACCTGCGCGAGCAGGTGACCGAGGCGCGCGGCATGCCCGCCAAGGAATCCATTGTTCGGCGCCTCAACTTCTGCCAGTGGACCGAGGCCATCAGCCCATGGCTGTCGGCGCATGTGTGGCAGCCCTGCCTGCAAGAGTTCAGCATCGAGCAGCTGCGCGGGCGTCGTGCCCACGCCGGCCTGGATCTGTCCAGCACCACCGACCTCACCGCGCTCGTCCTGCTGGTCGAGCCCGAGCAGGATGGCGAGCCCTGGAGCATTCTTCCCTGGTGCTGGCTGCCTGGCGAGGATCTGGTGCAGCGCGAGCAGCGCGACCGTGTGAGCTACACCGCGTGGAAGTCTGCCGGCTACCTGGAAACCACGCCTGGACGGGCCATCAGCCGTCTGCATGTGCTGCAGCGCGTGGCGCAAATCTGCGAGCAGTTCGACGTGCAGTCCATCGCCTTCGATCGCTGGCGGGCCGAAGACTTCCAACAGCTCGCCGTCGAGCATGGCGTGCCGCTGCCTCCCATGGTGCCGTTCGGCCAGGGCTTCAAGGACATGAGCCCGGCGCTCGAAGTCTTCGAGACCGCCATCCTCAACCGCACCGTGCGCCACAACGGGCACCCGATTCTCACCTGGTGCGCTGCCAATGCCGTCACCGACATCGACCCCGCTGGCAATCGCAAGCTGAACAAGGTCAAGGCCACGGGCCGCATCGACCTGATCGTGGCCGCCGTGATGGCCTACGCCAGCGCCGCAGCCGCGCCCGAGGCGCAGGGACCGGCATTCCTGGACCTCAACTGCATATGAGCACATTGCGCGATCGGCTCACGCAAGCCTGGCACGCCCTGGTGGGATCGCCCTCAGTGCAAAACTCCGCGCCCACCTCGTCGATCTCGTTCAATGAGGCCGTGCGCCAGGGCCTGTTCGACGTCTACTACGGCAACGGCGTCAGCTCTGCGCCGGTGGTCACCGACTCGACCGCGCTGCAGGTGGGCACCGTCTATGCGTGCCTGTCCAAGCTGGGCGGCGCCGTGTCTCAGCTTCCGCTGCACGAGTACATCGTGCGCCCCGATGGCCGCGAGCGTGCCACGCCGCCAACGAATCTATGGTGGTTGCTCAACGAAAGCCCCGACGCGGCGTGGACCGCTGCTTCGTGGAAGCAGTGGATCGTGCGCTGCGTCAAGCTGCGCGGCGACCAGCACACCGAGATACTGCGAGACAAGAGGCCAGGCGCCGCGGGTGCCATCATTGGCCTGCGTCCGCACCACCCGGATTGTGTCAAGCCCCGTCGCAACGGCCACCGGCTGGTGTATGACGTCTACGACTTCGCTGTCGGATCGACCTACACCGTCGATCAGGATGACATGCTGCACTTCACCGGCTTCGGCTTCGATGGGCTCTACAGCCTGTCGGCCATCAAGTGGGCCGCGCGCAATGCGATCACCAGCGAGCTGGGCGCCTCGCGCTACATGGTAAAGACCATCACCGAGGGCGGTATGCCCCGCGTGGCGCTTGAATACCCGGCCAACCTGAACGCCGACCAGGCTTCGGCGCTGCGTGAGTCCTTCTCATCCATCTATGGCAACGGCGAGGGCGGTAAGTTGCCCCTGGTTCTGGCCAACGGCGGCAAGGCCCACGAGCTGAGCATCAGCCCGATCGACCTTGAGTTGCTGGCCTCGCGCCGCATGGACAAGCAGACCATCTGCGAAGTGATGGGTGTGCCGCCCATCATCATCGGCGACAGCGAAAAGACCAGCAGCTGGGGAACTGGCGTCGAGCAGGTCACGCTCGGCTGGGTGCGCTTCGATCTGTCCCCCATGCTGGCCGGGTGGGAGGAGGAATTGAACCGCAAGCTGTTCCGGCGAGCTGGGCGCTTCGTCGAGTTCAGCCTTGAGGCGCTGCTGCGTGGCGACAGCAAGGCGCAGTCCGAGGCCTTCCGCGCTGCGCTGGGCGGCCCTGGCTCGGGCGATGGGTGGATGACCATCAACGAGGTACGGGCCCTGAAGAACCTGCCCAAGCTGGCCGACCCCGAGGCCGACACCACATTCAAGGCGCAGCGCGGTAAACCCCCCGTCTGAGACCCATCAATCACGGCCGCTCGGCTTGAGAAAGACCCCATGCAAATCAACAAACTCATGCAACTGCTGCGCGACAACGCGCGCAACGAGTCGCCCAAGGCGCTGCGCGCTGAAGCCGCGAACAACTGCGTGGACATCTACGTCTATGACGTGATCGACCCCTACTGGGGCGCCACGGCGGCCAGCCTTCTCGATGCGCTCAAGGCGGCAGCCGGCGCCCCGGTGTGCCTGCACATCAACAGCCCCGGCGGCGACGTGTTCGAGGCCCGCGCCATGGCCGCATCCATCGCGTCATACTCGGGTCCGGTCGAGGCCTGCATCGATGGCGTCTGCGCCAGTGCGGCCACCTACCTGGCATTGGCTGCGGCGCAGGTGTGCATGGTCGAGGGCGGACTGCTGATGGTGCACAACTCCTGGACCATCGCCTATGGCGACAAGACAGCGCTACGCAGCACCGCCGACCTGGTGGAAAAGATCGACGGCACCATCGCCGCCGACTACATGCGCAAGACCAAATGCAGCGCCGAGCAGGTGGCCGCCTGGATGGACGCTGAAACCTGGTTCACCGCGGCCGAGGCCCTGGCCGCAGGGTTCATCGACGCCATCGAGCCCAACACTCAGCAAGGCGACGCGGCCGAGCCTGCATCGGCGCGCTGGAATTTGAGCGCCTACGCCAACGCCCCCAAGCCCGTCGAGCCCAAGGCGCCAGAGCAGCCCGATCTGCTGCAGGCCGCTGCCGATCAACTGCAATCCAACCGCAACCGCATGAGGTTGCTTGCCCCCATCTGACGCGTCTCCCGCGTAAGAGCCAGCCGCCCCACCGGGCGGCTTTTTTTCGTCCGCTCACTTCCCGAGAAAGGAACCACCATGAGCAGCATCCAAGCACTGCGGGAGCGCCTCGCAGCTTCCAATAAGGCCGCCAAGAACCTCCTGGCTGAAAAGGGCTCGATCCCCTGGACCGCCGAAGACCAGAAGACCTTCGACAACCACGCCGACGAGTCCGAGCGCATCACGCGCCAGATAGATGCGCACCAGAAGATGATCGACGCCGACCGCGACGTCAACTTCACCGATGCGGCCGACCACGACATCGAGGCCAACGCCAAGAACGGCAAGGCACTGACCAACGAGCAGAAGGCGTTCAATGTCTTCCTGCGTAAGTCCTTCAAGGACATGACGGTGGATGAGGCGCTGCTGGTGCGCAACACCATGTCCACCACCACGGGCAGCCAGGGCGGATACAGCGTGCAGTCCAGCATCAGCAGCCAGCTGATCGATCTGCTCAAGGCCTACGGCTACATGCGCCAGACGTCATCGCAGATCACCACCGACAACGGTGCGCCGCTGAGCTACCCCACCTCCGACGGCACCAGTGAAACCGGCGAGTGGATCGCGCAAAACACCACCGCCACGGCGGCAGATCCCACGTTCGGCACCGTGGCGCTGAACGTGTTCAAGGCATCCAGCAAGATCGTTGCCGTACCGTTGGAGTTGCTGCAGGATTCGTCCATCGACATCCAAGCCATGGTGTTCAAACGCCTGGCCGATCGCATTGGCCGCATCAGCAACACCGGCTTCACCACGGGTGGCGGCACTACCGACCCCAATGGCCTGGTCACCGCGTCGTCAGTGGGAAAGACAGGCACCAGCGGCCAGACCCTGACCATCATCTATGACGATCTGGTCGATTTGGTGGATTCGCTCGACGCGGCCTACCTGGCGCACAGCGGCACGGCGCTGGACGCAAGCAACGGCGGGTGCGGGTTCATGATGTCGCAGACCATGCGCCGCGTGGTCCGCAAGATCAAGGACACGGGCGGACGCCCGATCTGGACGCCCAGCTATGACGCCGGCATGTCGTCGGGCACGCCCGACCAGCTGCTCGGGTTCCCGGTGCACTTGAACAACGACATGGCTGTGCCGGCTGCCAACGCCAAGAGCCTGGCCTTCGGCTGCCTGTCGCGCTACATGATCCGCGACGCGATGGACGTCACCATGTTCCGCTTCGACGACTCGGCCTACATGAAGCTGGGCCAGGTCGGCTTCCTGGCCTGGGCGCGCACGGGTGGCAACTTGATGGACACCAACGCCGTCAAGCTGTACCAGCACAGCGCGACCTGATCGGCCCGCAGGCTGAGCAGCAAGCGGCCCGCATGCGTTGATCGTGTGCGGGACGTCCTGCAACGGAGAACCCCACCATGGCAACACGAAAACCCAAGGCCGCAGATGGCCAGGCTGAAGCACGCGCGCTGGTCGATCTTCCGGCCCATGGCGTGAAGTCTGGTGAGGTGCTGGCCGCCGATGCGCTGACCGTCGAGGCCCTGGTGGCTGATGGATCGGCCGACACCAACCCCGACGCCGTGGCCTACGCCAAGGCGCAGCAGCTGTGACCATCCGATCGGTAACGACTGGTGCGGCGCAGGTGAGCGTCGAAGCTTGCGTCATCCGCGCAAACGGAACTGTCGAGGATCTTGGCACCGTCGCATACTGGCACCGCAACCCCACCACCGCCCCACATGACCTACTCCACCGCCCACAAGTCCGCGCGCATGACCACCACGCGCGACCGCCTCAATGCAGGCGCCATGCAGGTGGTGGATGCTGGCGGGGCGGTGCTCTTCACAGTGCCGCTTGACAACCCCTGCGGCAGCGTCTCGGGTGCCGTGCTCACGATGAGCGGCTTTCCAAAGACCGTCACCGCGTCGGGCGGCGGTACTGCAGCCGCGGCCCGACTGCAGAACGCCAGCTCGGTCGACGAGAAGACCGGCCTCACCGTCGGCGTGCCCGGCAGCGGCGCCCAGGTGACCATCGACAACGGCACAGGCACGCTGGCCGTCTCGCTCGGCGCCAGCGTCACCGTCAGCGGCTCGCCCGCGCCCACGCTGACCCACGCCGCCTGACCCACCCTCACCAGATCCGCACAACATGACCACGACTCACATAGACCGGTTGCGCTGCGTTGTCACCAACACGCCTGGAACGTCCGGCGACGTAGTCGTCGGGGCCGCACCCGCTGGGCGGCGTACGTTTAGCGCTGCGGAAAATGGCAAGACTTTCGAGCCAACATTTGAAGAAGGCGCCTCCTGGGAGACGCGCACTGGCTGCATTTACACACACTCCACGCAGACGTTGACGCGTGGGACGTTGCTGGCGAGCTCGACGGGTAGCGCGATCGCGCTGACTTCATTGGCCACAGTGAGCATTGGGCCGACGGCAAAGGCCCTGCAGGACTTGGAACCTGCGCGTGGGATGGCGTCAACGCCCAGGGTCTACCACGTAGGGGGGTATGGCGTTGCCGCGAATGGATCCGACCAATCGGCGGCGCTCAGCGCACTTCTTGCCATCGTGTATGCGGCCGGCGGCGGCGTGCTGATGTTTGGCACCGGAGCCTATAGGTTCGACACGCAAATCACGCTGCCATATGACGGGTCGGCGTTGTCACCGAAGGGTGTGCCGATCCAATTCGTCGGCGCGGGAGAATGGTGGAGCGGTAAGTCAAGCGCCAGCCCTGCGAACGGCGGGACAATTTTCGACATTCGCTATTCGGGCTCCGAAGCCTGGTTGATGTGTTTGCACGAAGGGACGTTCTCGGCGCGGCATATCACCTTCAGTCAGCGTGGGACGGCGCACACGACGCCATACATCAAGACTACCAACACCACACTGCAAATCGACCAATGCAGCTTCGAGGGGCATGCGACCAAAGGCGCCACCACAGCAGATCAGGATTGCATCATCCTGGGCGGGACCAGCAACGCAAGTTTCGGCGGCAATGCAGTGGATCAACCGTTCCAAGGCTACGGCACGGTCATCAGCCGCAATAACTTCAATCGCATTCGGCGCGGAGTCTATGGCCGGGTGTACGCCAATGCGGTGGTCATCCGAGACAACAACTTCTGGGCGCAGTGTGGAGACGCTGGGGTAAGTGCTGGCGCCATCGAGTTCGATTCAGGGACAACTGATTTCTGCGTCGGCGGATCCATCAGCGGCAACCTGATCGAGTGCATTGGGTATTCCAAGCCGATCAAACTGGTCAAGTGTTCGCAGATGACGCTGATAGCGAACAGCTTCTATGACCGCGGGGCATCACTTGCTGGTTACATCAATATGAGCGGCTGCGTACTGATGGGAGTGGTAGGCGGTGCTTTTGACGACACGAAGGGGCCGTACGTCAGCGATGGCACTCAATGCTCATTCGTCATTTCAGCAGGAGATACATCGCCAGTTCAATTGCAGTTTGTCAAGGCTGGCAAAGCAGGCTACCCAAACCTGCTGTCCTATACCAAGTTCACAGGCCCAAACCAGTCCCTGACCGTGCAGCCCGACCTGGCGATAGTTGGGTCGGCACGAATGGCACAGGTGCTGCGGAGCGCAGCCGAAGCGTCGGATGCAAACGCTGAAATCTTTGCGTTCTGGTACGACGGTTCTATCACATGTGGAAATGCATCCGCGCCAGGCCAAGGCAATATCACCACCACCATGGCCAGCGCAACAAGCTGGAGCTCGAACGGACGTCGGTGGGCGTGCAACGGCACGGGTGCAGACATGAGTCAGTATTCCGGCAGTGGCGGGAGTTACTACAAGGCACGCAACTACTCGTTTCAATTCCGACGCCATAGTGATGATTCGCTTGTCGCAGAAGTGGGACCGGTATACGGCGGCTCGGGCTATGAGGGCATCGGCTTCGGAGCTTCTAAGGATGTTGCGATATTCCGCGCCGGTACTGCGTTGGGCGGTACAACAGGCGTGATTGCCTCGCAAACGTCAACCGTTGCCGCCTTACCGACGCCTGTCGCTCTGATGAAGGGCGCGCCCGCGTTTGCGACAAACGGTCGCAAGAGCGGCGAGGGCGCTGGCGCTGGTACTGGCATCCCTGTGTGGTGTGATGGTACGAACTGGCGCACCTACTACGACAACACGGTTGCAGCGGCGTAAGCCATGACCTACGCCACCGCGGAATATGCAACGGCCGAGTGGTCGGCCGAGGGGGCGGCTGGCGGGCCTCCGCTCGTCGTTGCCACCGTCGCCCTCACCGAATCCGGCGACGACATTTTCGCCTCCACGTCCGTCGCCGTCCCGCACCCGATCGCGACCACGGCGGCGCTCACCAGCAAGCGAAGAGAGCGCAACTCTGCGCAGGCG